CCGTACCAATCCGCACCGCACCAAGCAGCACGGATCGTCGGGTCGTCAAAGAAGCCGGGCGCTTGCACACGACCTTTCAAGACAGCCTCGGTGAGCCACTCTTCGTAAATGGGCTGACAGAAGTTCCCCACGAGCCACTCTCGGCGCATGCGGAACATCTTCCAAGCCTCCAAGAGCGAAGCACGTGAAGCCGAATAGGACGCAGTGAAGTTCTTCACGAGAAGCTCGTAAGGAATCTCAAGTGCCGCACCAATCTGACGACAAATAGCGATCACGAAAGGATCGAAGTTTGGATTCGGTCGACTCGGGTCCGCGATCTGGACCTCTTCCCCCTCATCAAGGGCGACAATCGAGCCGTTACCCATTTCATAGGCGTTCGGGTCCTTGTCGACTTGCATCGCGGGATTGAAAGCCTGCCCCAGAGGGGAATCCGGCGTGTTGCTCTTCACGAATACCGTGAACATGCCGGACACGACCGCCGCCATCAGCTCGGCTTCTGAATACCGTGAAAGTTGCTTCAAGGCCTCGATGACCGGAGCAAGCATCGGCACCCCTCGGCGCTGTGCAGGACGTTCAACGTCTGCCATGATGTGCAGGACGTTGCGTCGCCCGGTCGTCGTACCGAAAGCAAGCACGCGCTTCCATTCCTGTCGCAGGTTCTGGCCGATGCGAGGGATCGCGCCCGGATGATGTTTCGCCACCCAATAGGCAACGGTCTCACCATACGTCCCGACCTCGATGCCGCCAAGAATGTTTGCAGTCGTAGAGGCATTGAGCGGATCGCACACGCGGTCGGCTTCAATGAGACCGATGCGCAGGTCGTAGGCGCAACCCTTGCGCGGAATGATCGGCATCGTCACAAAGACGTCTCCACTCATCAGAGCCGAAAGGAGCACCAAGGACTGAAGCTGAAAGAATGTCTGCCGGCGCTCGGCGTCGCAGTTCACGCTTTCAGACCACAGACGCCATTCGCGTTCGGTGTTCTCTTCCCATTCCTTCGCTTGCTCCTCTGTGAGACCGAGGAACTTCGCGTCGACCTGTGCATTCAGCGCAAGACCGGAACCGACAACGTTCGTTCGTACCGTCTTCAGAGCGCCGGTCGCAAGAGGCGACCCCATGTAGAGATCGCGCGAGCGATTGCGAAGCGTTTCCAAGTTGTCAACGATGTCCGCATCCGCATCGCTTCCGCCGGACAGCCATCCGATCAAGGACTTCTTTGCGTATGAGCCACCGTGCCGTGAATAGCCCGAGTTCAGAATTTCGAGCTTTCTTCGTGCCTCGAAGCGCTTCAACGCACGCTCAGGACTGATCGCCCTGATTGCTTTGTCAAGCAGATTCATTTGCAAGCCTCCTTACAGGTCGCGAGGGACTGCGCGCATCACGCGCGCCCCCTTACGTCCGTTTTCGAGCTTGTCGATTTCGTTGCGCCAGTACTTGATGCGAGCCGCAATATCTGAAAGCGAAGCTCTCGTTAAGCTACGCGTTCCGATTTTGTAAGACTGGCCAGAGGCAACCGCGCGTTCGGCATCGAGCCACATCTTCAGATTCGCGCGGGCCTCGTCTATGGTGATCCAAGACATGTCAATGCCTCCTTATTGTTTGATGTACTCCAAGAGGACGGAAGCTTGACAACTGTTGTCATCAGCTCCAGTCAATTCCTTGAGTCTTTCGAGTTCATCTCGCGTCTCGCAGGTAACCTTGAAGACAAGTTGACTCTGAGGACTCTCGTCGTCGACCGTCTCATCGTTTTCGATTTGGGCCGGGATTTCCGCCAGAAGAAGTGCATCGAGCTCTTCCTCAGAAAAGCCCATGACATCAAGATTGAAATCAACGTCCTGAAGTTCACCGAGCTCGATGCGAAGAAGCTCTTCGTCCCACCCGGCGTTGAGTGCCAACTGATTGTCGGCAATGCGCAGTGCTTTCTTCTGCGCGTCGGTGAGCCCCTTCAGGCGGATCGCCGGCACTTCCTTCATGCAGATCGACTTCGCGGCCAATGTTCGACCGTGGCCTGCAATGAGCTCATTGTGTTCATCAATCAAGACAGGGTTTGTAAAACCGAACTCCTTGATCGATTCCGCGACTTGCTTTATTTGCTCGTCGCTGTGCGTTCGGGCGTTTCGCTCGTACGCTTTCAGATCGTCAACGTTGATGTATTCGATCTGCGTTTTCTGTTGTGCCACTAGGCTTCAACTCCTTTACAAGGTGATCCCCTTTGAAAGGGTTCCGCGCGACCTACGCGGAGCGGTCTGCTGCTTGAGTGCTCCCCCATTCGCATAAAACTCCTGCAAAAAATCGAAATTAGGCGAGAGAAGCTCCAGTGCAGCAGTCGCATAGACCGCGCAGTCAAGAGCCTCGTTTCGTTCGCGGATTTTCTTCCACGCCATTTTCGAGACACCTTTCTCGAAGTGTTTTTCAAGCACCTCAGCGGTCAGTTGCTTGAAGAAGTTTTCAGAGAAGCCCCTGTCCTCCTGCGACGCATAGTGCGCGAAGTTCGGACCAGGGTCCTGCACGGAAAGCCTGTTCATGACGAGCGACTTTCCACTGTCAACACCGAGCGTGAAGAGCGTTGCCTTCATCGCGTTGCTCTTCGTCGGCGTATTGATGAACGGGACACCGATGCCGCCGCGCCCCTTTACAGAGAAGACGCGCATTCGTTCGCGGGCTTTCGTGTACTGGTAGACATTCGTCGTATATGTACCGTCACCCGAGTCGACGCAGGCACAAGCGACCGCAATGTGGACGCCGTTCAGCATCGAATGCTGGCGCTGCAGGACCGCGTCAAGTTGCTGCCATGTTCTCGCATCGTCCGGGCGGCCATAGAGCACTCGGTGCTCAATGCCCCAACACTCTCGGCCGACACCCCACCCGTAGACCGTGCATTCCAGTCGGTCGTGCTGAACGTCGATACCTGCGGTCAATAGCAAAACGCCGTCCGGAAGAACGCCGCTTGTCGGATAGCTTTCTCGACGGTTGTACAACTGCTCCCAGTTGTCAGCGTCTGGGTTGATTTCTTCCCACGCCTCGCCGAGCTTTAAGTTCACGAACTCCATGAGCCCGTGCTTGTCCCTGTTGTGGTTCACGGAAACGAACTCCTCCACAAGGTCGTGAAGGTTCACCCACGGCGAGTAAAGCGCGTTGACGTGATAGCCCTTGATCTTGCTGCCTGGGTTCGTTGCAATCCAACGCCCGCTCTGCAGCAGCTTCGGATCGGGCTTGTAAGCGCCTCGCGTAATGCATCCGCACTCAGGGCAGTGCATGCTTGCTGTCATCGGCAGCGCATTCCCTTCGTCGTCTTTCTGCCAGGTCACGTTTGCCCATTGCAGAATATGTTCCTCACCGCAATGCGGGCACTTGACAAAGAATCGACGTTGATCACTTCGTTCGTACCAGTCGTCAATCTTCGACGCGCCTTTGATGGTCGGCGTGCTGACCAAAATGATCTTTCTGTTCCCGAAGTTCTGAGTTCGCTGAATGGCGAGTTTCAGAGGGTCGCCTTCCTTCGTCACGCCGTATCGGTCCACTTCGTCACAAAGAAGGACGCGGATCGGACGAGAGGCAAGCCCTGCCGGTGAGTTCGCGCCGACAAGGGCAAGGTAGCCACCCGGGAAATGTTTCATGCGAATTGTCGTGCTTGACTTTTTCGCTGAGCCGCGACCGTCCTTCCCTTCTTCGAGCTTGCCTTGCAAGCCTGGAGAGTTCTGGAACATCGGCTCGATGCGCTCCTTCGAGAACGCCTCGGCCATTTCAACTGTCGGCTGAAGCATCAGCTGAGGAGCAGGCTCCTGGTCGGCGTAGTAGCCCATGATGTTCAGGAGCATCTCCGACTTGCCGAGCTGTGACGAGCAACACATGACGACGATTTCCGTGCGCCTGTCCGTCGCAGAGTCCATAGGCTCCTGCAGGTAGGGAGTTCGACTTGTGCGCCACATACCTGCTTCAGGAGACGTACCAGAAGCGACGACGCGGAACTTGTCGGCCCACTGGCTCCCGGTCAAACGAGAAATGGGACGGCAGGCCGTAGCCCACGCTTTCGACCAGATACCCATTCCATCACTCCTTTGCAAACCGCGAGCCGTTGATCGTTTTCAGAAGGTCGCGGAAAATGTCCTCAAGGACTTCCTCGGCTTCGCGCTGCGTCCGATTCTCAAGCAGGGCCGAGTAACGAGTCGGGGCGGAAATCGCGAAGTTTCGGAGCATCGCTGCTGCCTCTCTCGCGTCCGCCTCAACCTCAGCAACCGAGACATATTCGCCCTTGAGCTTTTTGTATTCGAGGTCCTTGATCTTTGCGGTCGCGACCTCTTTTGCGAGCCGAGCCTTGTTGAACGCCTCGTTAACGTTCAGCGCAGACGATATTTGCTTGTCGTCTTCGTCATCGCTCGTGAACACGTCCGCAGTCTTTCTGGACGTGCGACGGCTCGCCTTTTTTCGTTCTTCAGACTTGACCAGAGCCTTGAAGGCTTTCAGGCCTTCTTCTAACGGAATCTTTCCGTCGACAAGAGGCAGCTCGCCAGTCTTGCACTTCCCGCTTACGTATGCGGCACTACGTCCGACCTGGCGCGCAAACTCTCGCATGCTGACGCCATCGTTCGCCATGCCAACACCTCATTTTGTTTGGTACTTCCATCTTCACGCGTTCGCGCTTTCGCTTCAATACCGGCGGGCACCGGCAAGCGTAAACCGTTCACGGAAAGCGTAAAGTGAAATGTTCATGAACACCCTTTTGAAATTTGTAGCTAGACGAGTTTCGGGGCTCGTCCGACCCGCACGGGGGCGAATCCCCTGGGAGGACCCTTCCTCCTCTGCCCTAGTCATCTTTCTCAGCGCCGCACATGACGACGCTTCATCGTCTCGACGCGGACCTGCGCAAAGGAGATCAGCTCGTCGATCAGGTCATTGAGCTCCGCCTCTGACAAATGCTTGCGCAAGTACTTTGCAGGCAAAGTGATTGAGACATCCTTCGGCCCATTGGCTGCGGTATATGCCTCATCCATAAACTTCTTGACTTCGGACTTAATCCCCATATCTTCCTCACTGTTGCGGTTGAGCCGGCACCGGCTCCTGGCCCTTGTCATCAGTCACAGCATCGTAGACAGCATTGCCTGCCATCGATCCTGCGAACGATCCGGCAACAGTAGACCAGAAGCCACTGTTGGAAGATGCCGGCACCTGATTCACTGTTTGGTTGATAACTGTTATGTTCTTCTTCACAACGGTCGTGCGCTTCGGTGCATAGCTCTTCGTAGGAGCAGGACGGGAGAATGAACGCTGCCAAAGCCACGACCGCCTCGTGCCTCAGCCGCACTGGACACAAAAAAAGCGGCTACGACAGTAGCCACTTTCGAAATAGAAAAGCCCGTCAGTTTTCACTGGCGAGCTTGCCTAGCTAAGAGTCTTCAAATTCTTTTTTGGGTAATCGGATTTAATGGTTGATATGCCGTGGTGAGAATTATTTTTCACAACGGGCGGAATGGTTGACACGTGGCCACTTTTGGTGCATACTTTCCTCACCACATGAAAAAGATGTGGTCGGGATTGGCGTCCCGAACACATAGGCGCTCAGCGCCGGTCGTTTAATCGAGCGGCTTTTTT